TTTCATACTCTCTAAACTTTGGGTCGTCCTCATAATACATAGACTTCCATACTAACTCTGCCATTTGAAACCAAACAGCAACAGCTTTATCCCTAAACTCTTTGTCTCCCCATAGGTAATAAATTAGCCACCATTCTTTATCAAACCTACATACTCTAACTTCTTGTTCCCATAATTCAGGTAATTCACTAAGAACTCTTAGTCTTTGACTTCCTGCAATAGGGTACCAGTTAGGCATACAGAGAAGGGGAGAACGTACTCCTTCTTTTCTTAGTGCTTCTTTTAGTGGTTCGTTTGGTGGAACATTTTTTATATTTTCTTTGACTTTATCTTGTTCTAACAACCATCCTATTGTTCTTACATACCATGTATGCGGAGGCAAAGGCACTAGCTCTGCTGTTTCTCTACTTACTCTATCATCTGCCATTATATATTACCATTGTGTATATCTTCTATTGTTTCTTCGTACATAGGTCTAAAATCTTCCAAAGTAGGAAAGGGTAGATTTATACGTTCGCTTTCCTGATTCATATATGCAATTTCTGCACAATGACAATGCCATGCTTCTTCTAATTGTTTTTCTGTGTATAAAACCATTATGTCTCCTGTTTTCTTTTGTACCATACTTTGTCCCATGTTTTATTTCTATCAAAAAAGCACTTGTAGAATAACTGATATATTCCTCTAACATCAGTTACATCATAATCTTCGACAGGCTTCCCTATAGAATAAAATCTTTCATTACCCATCCACAACGTAAAACCTTTTTCTTTTTGTAGTTGTTTCCATTCTTTATCCCACTCTGGGTTTTCAAGTGGTATTTTAAAAATCAATTTCTCATTATCAACTCCAAGTTCATATAGATTCCCACACTTTACATATTTTAGTGGGGGTAATCTTCTATCAAACTTCATGTTAATTTTATTGTTTCCACCTTTTTTGTTTGGTGTCAACTCTTTAATCTTGTCAAACTTATTCTCTATAAGTTTTGTATCTTGTAGACCTGGAACAATAACTAAACATTCTAAATTAATTTCAGGAAATAACTTCCACAGCCATAGCCTATTCATTCCATAAGGTACTGTTATATATTTTCCATTTGTCCATACTTGTAAAGGATTTACAAATCCTTTGTCTAATACATCTCTGATAAAGTGATATAATCTTATATCTATTCTTCCTTGCTGTCCTTGAATCCATGCTCTAGTAGATATAAGAGGGTATTTATAGTCTCGTACTTCTTTCATACCTTTATCTAGTATGTTTGTTTGAAATACTAGCATCCTATTAGGTGCCCAGTTAGGATTAAATATCATATGTATCTTCTCCTGTCATCATTGTTTCTTTTAACTCAGCTTTTTCATCTGGGTCTAGAGCAGTGTGCGGGCCGATTTTTAGCGTGTCCCAATTCATTTCTGAAACGAATGGCTCCGCTTTTCCGTTTCTCATCTTATCACATTTTAACTTAATACAAGGCTCTGCGTCTCCCCAATGCTGTATGCTGTAAGCAGCGTCAACAGCATCCAAGATTCCTTTTGAGAATCTTGCCTCTCCTTTCTCATTAGTCTGGAAAGCGGAGAGAACTAGAACTTTGCTCTCTTGTGCGAGAGATTTGAGACCTTTTGAGATCTCGATTTGCTCGGTCCAATCGTATTGTCCTGAACGGTTTGGTGCGTTATGGCGTCTAATCTGGTTTAGGTAATCTACTATCACTATTCCAAGGTCAGGTAATTGCGCTTGTTTCTGTCTCACTACACTTATTATTTTAGCTAGTGTAAGGGAGGGGTCATAATGTACATCTATTTGAGGCTTTTCTGCCAACTTATTTCTAGTAAGTTGATAGTGGAACTTATCAAAATCTTGATGTTCCTTGTACTCATTAAGACATTCATCTCCACCTTCAAATCGGTCTGCCCACCAAGTCGCAACTTTCTCCCACTCCATTGGAGCAAGATTCTTAGTTTTTATACGATTAGTAGGCACACCTGTGGAAATAGCGGCAATTCTTTGTAGAATCTGTCTTGTGTCCATTTCAATAGTGAAATACAAAACAGATTTACCTTTTGCTTGGGCAGCGGTAGCAATATTACAACAAGTAAATGACTTACCTCCACCACGATTACCACCAATAACTACCAAGTCTTTGGGAGAGAATGTGTAGTCCAGGTCGTATTCTTGATTGAGACCGAGCGGCAAAAACTTAGATAAATCCTCTGCATTATCGAACAGTTCTATAGAATCCATACTTTCTGCTTCATCACTGGTTTCAACTCGGTCTTCGACTTGTACTACAATTTCTTGGAGTAAGTCAATGTTTTCACGAGCATCGCCAATAGCAATATGTTTATCTACATAGTCTTCGATTCGGGATAATATTTCGTTTTGCGTAAACTGGTTTTTTAGATAGTCTAATAATATAATAGAAGGAACGTCTGTTTCTACAGTTTCTATTGCATAGACTTTTTCTTGAAGTTCTCTTGAACGAACTTCGAGTTTTAAATCTTCAAATGTTGGGAGTGCTTGATATTTATGAACGTGCTTGTCTAAGATTTTCCATAGCTTACGGTACTCACCCTCAGGTAAGTAATGCTCTTTAAGACTGTTCCAAGTCTCAAAGTCTCCATTCGCAATGATTTGCTTAAGTAATGCACTTTCTAAAGTCAAATTGTCTCTCCCAAAACAAAGATTAAATTATAAAAAAGGCGAGGCAACCCATAAGGGAAGCTCGCCTGAGATGAATAGGTATTAGCCTATTTCTTTTTTAGCAGCTCCGTTATAGTCTGAGCACTGTAGACCTCTTCTAGTAAGCATAGTTTTAACACCTCTTACTGTTTTGCCAATTTCAGATGCGATATCTTCTACTGACATATCTACTATATTAAGACCATCTAAAGGATCAGCTTTGCTTGAGCCTTTAGTTTCTTTCTGCTTAGGAATAGCGTTGATTTCACCAGCTCTAAGTAGTGATAATGCTTTTCCTCTGATTGAGTTTACGCTTCTGCCCATAGCTTCTGCGATGTCCTCAATAAAAGCTCCGTCGTTTACTAATGAAACGAACTGGCTTTCTTCGTCTTCGCTGTAAGTTTTTACAGTTTCAACTTTAGGTGCAGGTTTAACATGTTCTGTTAACTGCATAGATAAGATTTTACCTTGAATTGATTTTGCACTAAATGCTCCACCTTCAAAGTTAGAAGCGATTTCTGCATAAGTGTAAACACCTGAGTTATCTGTTACAAAGTTTTGTAACGTTGCTTCTTGCTCATCTGAAAAAGATTTGCTTTGTGAAGCTGATGCTAATTCAACTTCGTGTCCCATTTTTCTTAGCTTAGAAGAGACACTTCTTACTGAAGTCTCTAATTCTTCTGCTGCTGAAGCAACAGTTGCTTGAGATATAGGGGTTTCTCCACCGACAAAGTCCACTAAAGCTTGTGTTCTTTCGTCTGTCCATTTTGGTAATGCCATTTTTAATTTTCCTTTATTAATTTTTTTAAATTGGTTATTATTACAACACCTCGGTCACGAGCTGTCTTTGTTTTTGCTGATTCAATTCCACTCTCATTTATAAGATGAGTGCAGTCTTTTGTCAGACTTGATTTTACAACATACCCAGACTTTTCTAATACCAAGGTAGCATGTGCTTTTGTTGGGTAGCTTTTTAACTTACCTGATATACAAACGACGCCTGTGACCTCTTTCTTTTCTTTAATCTTGTTGTTCCAATTGAAGGGAAGGTTGTCAATGTATTTGTTAGGATAAAACTCAGTGTCTAACCACCGTAATAAGCTAGCTGATGCTTTTGGTCCGATACCTGCCTCAGTACAACTGTTCTCGCTAATATCTTCGATGTGAGATATTTTATCGCATAATTTTTGAGAAGCCGACCGACCAATAAGTGGTATTGAGAAAGCAGGCAGAATATCTACCAACTTACTACTTTTAGACTTTTGCAATTCGTCATAAAGTTTCTCAGCTAACTTAATACTTCCTAATCTTTGCTGTATTTCATCTACAGTAAGTTCATAAAGTTCTGGGTAGTCTTGGACTTGCAACTTAACTAGAGTCGCTGGTCCAAGACCTTTTATTTTAAGAGTAGAAGCAAAGCTTTCCAACTTCTTGCTCCATTGTGCAGAACAGTATTGGTTACGGCAAAATAATTGCTCATTGACCAATTCTAATTCACTATCACAACAAGGGCAGTTGGTTGGTGCTATAATCACATTCACTTAGCTTCTCTCTCCTAAATATACATATATTATACAAAAAGTTTAAGCATCTGTCAAGAACTTTTTTTCGGATGCTTGACTTATAAGCGTGAATCAATTTTTTAATCGTCCTCGTAAATGTGGGTATCTTCTACATAATCATTTCTATGTTTCCAGTGAAACCAAACTGCTTGAATCTTTTTAATTAAACTCTTTATTAAATCCATTTTTCCTTATATCCTTTACTATTCTATCATGCATTAGTGCATGTCCTTCTTCTAACGGATGGTCTTTTTCTCCAAAGGGTACTCCCGCCTTTCTACACATATCATACATACCTTCTTCTTTTAGGAAAGGTAACCTTTTAAACCATTCTTTTTTATTTATTTGGGGAGTCTCCCATACAAAGTTTGCTCCCTCTCTAAATGTACGTTCTAAATACTCTGGTAAATGTACATAGGGGGTATTCGACATAGTATAATTCAAAACATTAATTCCTAATGACTTTAAGTAAACATTAGTTGTATACATATAATGTAAGTTATATATTAAATTAAATGGCATATTTCTTACATTCACCATATAATCCTGTAAAGATTTCTTAACAACACCTGGTACAGGATTCCTAGTTATATAACTATTCTTTTTATCTATAACTCCAGTTTTAGGATTCCAGTTAAAGTTTGCCCAATTAGCTGCTCTCCATATAAACTCATGGGACTTAAGGGGTGCCCACTCTAAATACTCCATTCTATTAATTCCAGTCCACATAATTACTACAAGGGCAGGTTGAAAGAATTGAGGCACATCATTTATAGTTGTCCTCCATATTCTATCATTACTTCCCCCAACCTTTGCATGATTTATACACTCTTGATTAAACTCTTCTGAAACAGACCAAGCAAACTTATGCTTCTTCTTTCTAACTTCCATTCCTCTAACAAAACTACATCCATTCCAATATATCATAGTACATCTACTCCATATTTTGTTTCAAATTGTTTTGCATCTTCCCAAGTGTTCACAATAGGTTGTCCTTTTATATTCAAACTTGTATTAAGTAACATAGGAACTTTAGTTACTTCATAATAATATTCTAGTATTTCTCTAAGATTACTTCCATCATTCTTTACTACTTGTACTCTTGCTGTTCCATCTACATGAGTTACGCTAGTGTAGTCGTGTTTTGCCTTAGATACAAACTGCATATATTCATTTGCATATCCTTCAAAGTATTCGTCATAGAACTCCTCTAGTATTGCTGGTGCAAATGGTCTAAACTTTTGTCTTCGTTTTATATCATTTACAGTGTCTTTTACATTAGTTCTAACGTCTGCTAGTAAAGACCTATTACCCAAAGCTCTTGGACCAAACTCTGCTTGTCCATTTGCTACTCCACATACTCTTTTGTATACAAGTTTCTTTACTATTTTATTAACCTCTAAGTCTCTAAAAATGTTTTCTCCCCAAAAAGTGTGAGGATAATCTAATCGTTTCTTTGTGTGTGCTAATATACAACCAAGCGCGCTTCCTGCATCGCCTGGATTAGGAAATATCCACATATCATCAAACATAGGACGAATCTTACTATTTGCTACACAGTTTAAGGCAACTCCACCACCATATACTAGCTTAGAGCCATGCTTTCTTGCTTCACGCATAATTTTTAGTATTTCTTGTTCTATTGTATACTGCGCACTTGCGGCTATATCGTATGGGTGTTTCCAAAACCATTTTGTTAAAGGAAATCCATGACTACAATCAGACTGTACTTCTTCTGACATATCTATTTCTGCATCACCATACGCCGCCATACCCATTGTTATATACTCATCTTCGTTTGGTTTTAGTCCTATTCTTTTCGTAATAGCACTATAAAACATTCCCAAAGACCAAGGGTATTGTTTACTCCATATCTTTTTTCCATCTTTCCATATAGTTGCTGTGTCATACTCGCCTACTGCGTCTATAACTACACATACAACATCCTCAGTAAATGGAGCAGTATAATAACCTGCCGCCATGTGACTTTCGTGATGAAAGATTGTTTTAATATCGTAATCTCTTTTTAGCTCGATTCGAGACTGACCATAATGCTCTCGTCTTGCTTTTTTAAACTCTGTGTTTTCATAATAAATAACTTGGTCTCCTTTCTCTTTTTGTACCAAGTTATCGGGCAACCATCTATCATTTTTAACTCTTGTATATCTTTCGGCTTGGGTTGCAAATTGTAATTGATTATACTCATCTACCACAGCTATCGCTGCATCATGGAAGCCTTCACTAATTCCTATAAACTTCATAATTCAAACTTTCCGTAGGCAAATATATTTTGACTGTATCTCATTCCTTTTGTAATT